AGTGGAAGCGGGACCGGGCGCAGGTTGAGCGGTTGTCGCTCGGGCGGCCGGCCGTGGATGACGACTTGCTGTCGGGTGCCGGCAGCGTGGAGGTGGACGAGTGAGCGAACGCGCGTTCAAAGAGGGCGACGTGGTTTGCCTGGCGTCGAACCCGTCGGTGCGGATGACCGTCGAGGGGTTCGTCCAGCCAGTCCAGCAGATGATGGGACAGTTGGTGCAAATGCAGGCGCCGCCGCGGCGATACGAGCGTCCTGTCAACGTCGTGTGGTTCAAGGGCCAGATCGGCCCGTGCCGAGAGACCTTCGAGGAAGGCGCGCTCAGGAAGTCCGAGGTGGCCGAGTGAGCGATGTTAACGGAATCACGAGCCTGAAGCCACGCGATGAGACCGTGGCCTACGCGCGCAACCTAGAACTGGCGCTGTTTCAGCAGCTGAGCGCTGACGGCCGAACCGAGTTGCTTGCCCATGCGCTTGAGAAGTTCTTCCAGGATGGCCACGCGCTGGAACGCGGCTCGGCTGACGCAGAGATCGAGCGGTGGCGCCGAGACTACTACCAACAGCGAGATCGGGTCTACGAAATGGAAGCACTACTCCGACGCTACCGGTTCGTGTTCGAGACCGTCGACCTGAAGAAGCCGGACGAGGAGGCCGCCGGATAGTGTGCCGAGCGACGAATACAAGCGCCTCGCGTCCCAGCTCGCCGGCCTCCAGTCGCCGCGCAGTGCGTACGAGCGTTTCCGCCGCATCCTCGGGCCCGAGCAGTTGGCCCTATGCGAGGACGACTCGCCGCAGATTGCCGCTCACCCTGGCCGGCGGGCCGGGAAGACGACCAGCGTGCTGGGGAAGACGCTTCGAGCTTTCGCCAAGCGCCCCGGTGCGAACGTCTTCTACTTCGCTCCAACCAACGAGCAGGGCTTCGGGATCGTCTGGGAAGACCTCCTCAAGTTCAACAACAAGTTCAAGCTGGGGCTGGAACCGAGAGTCACCGAGCTTGCCTTTGCGAGCGGACAGAGCCGCTTCGAAATCTTTGGCTTCTACAATCAGAAGGACGTTGAGCGCGCGCGCGGAAGGAAGTGCGACCTCGCCATCGTCGACGAGGCCGGCCTTGGCCCTGACTGGTTCAGCTACTTCCTATCTGACGTTCTTGCGCCGACGCTGCTCGATTACAACGGCCAGCTGGTGCTCATCGGGACGCCAGGCCCCGCTGCTTCCGGCCCGTTCTTCGACGCCTGTCACGCCCTCGAAGGGTGGAGCAACCAGCACCACTGGACGTGCGCGCAGAACCCGTTCTTTGCTGGCCGCGACCCGCTCGCAGAGGCCCGCCAGCGATACCACCTCACGCCCGACTCCATCACGTACAAGCGCGAATGGCTCGGCCAGTGGATCGTCGACCCCGACGCGCTCGTCTACTACATCCCGCCGCCTGCGCTGCGCCCGTGGGACGGCAAAGCGTTCTCCCACGTTTACGGCCTGGACCTCGGCTGGAACGACGCCGATGCCATTTCGCGGATGTCCATCTCTCCGCTTCGAGACGTCTCGCACCTGACGCACATGGAAGCCACCAGCCAACAGACCAACCACCAGCTTTTCGCGAGGCTCCGCGCGTTGCAGGCGCAGCACCCGGGGCCAGTGGTGTTCGACCCGGCCGGCCACGCCACGCGGAAGACCATCGAGACGTTCGCCGTTGACGCGCCCGAGATTCAGTGGGTCATGGCCGAGAAGGCGCGCAAGGTCGAGTTCATCCAGCTCTTGAACGACGACCTCCGCGCCGGCAAGACCTACGTCGACCCGCAGCTGGCGGCGCTGATGGTCAAGGAAGCCACGCGCCTGCGCTGGAAGAAGCCGGGCAAGCTGGCAAGCGACGCCGCTCACTCGGACCCCGGCGACGCCTGGTTGTACCCGTGGCGGTACGCGCGGGACATGCTGCGCGAGCTTCCTGGCGAGGCACCGTCGCCAGTGGCCAAGACTCCCTATGACGTTGCCATGGAGCGGATGAAGCGCGAGCAGCAGCAGGGCGGCGTTATGCGGGCGCGCGCCGCGAAGACTCGGAGAGAGGCTTTCTCGTGAACATCTACGAACTCATGGAGAAGGCGCGCATGCTGTCGGAGCCAGATCCGCGGATTCGCCATGACCGGTTCATTCTAGGTGACCGCGCGTTCGACATGGAGACGGGGCGCCCTGTTCCGATGTCCGACGCATTCAACCCGTGGAGCGAATCCACGTGAGCGGCGAACGTGATGTTATGACAGACCAAGCAGCCCAGTCCGACGACGAGGCTCAGGACACGACCGAGCGCGAGCTTGTCGGCATGATCGGCCGCCTCATCCGCGCCGCTGCCGACGTCCGCGGTCACAGCCCGTCGCGCGCCAACGCCCACGGCAATTGCGTCCACTGCGCGGCGACTCGACAGGCGACGGCGTTCGTGCGGGCGATGCAGAGCGACGACGGCACGGAGATCGAGGAAAGCAGGATCGTGCGGCCATGAGGGTTGTGATTGATACAGCGGTGATCTGGCGCGGTCTGAAGACCGAAATCCGCCGCTACTTTCCGGGCGTCTGCGGCGGCTATTTCAACGGCACCTCGCTTCGGCACTGCGGGGACGAAGCTGACGCTGCGCGAGGCTTCTGCTCAAGGTGTCTCCGTGAGCAGCGTAAGGCAAGGGACAAGCAATCATGAGCGACGAGACCACCGACCCTACCGACCCCACCGAGAACTCCGAAGCCGAAGTCACCGACGCCGACCAGCCCGAAGAGCGCGTGCAGCGCACCGGGAGCGGCCCGCGTTGGTGCGAGGCGCCGAACGCCGAGGAGAACGAAGCCGGCGACCTAGACGCGGTTGATCTCGTGCAAAAGCTCAACCGAACCGTCGACGAAATCGAGCAGTCGCAGGACGAGAAGAATCGCCGCGAGTGGATGGCCTACGACCTCGAACTGTACACAGGCGACCGCGTGACCGACCTCGACGCCGCGTCCGAGGTGTTCGCCCGCATCGACGCCCGCGAGGGGAACGGCCAAATCTTCAACAAGGCGTATCAGCTCGTCGGCACCGTTCGGAACCGAATCTGCTCGTTCCGACCGCGCGCGCAGTTCGTCCCGTCCAGCGGCAACGGCAAAGCCAAGCGCGCCAGCAGGTACATGACCGAGCTGTCCGACGCTTGGGCTGACCACGTCGGCTACCAGAAAGAGGCGTCGCTGAAGATGCGCGACCAGCTCACGTGTGACCTCGGCTGGATGAAGGTCTACGTCGAGGACGGCGACACGAAACTGGCCCGCTTTCCGCCGTGGGAGCAGCTGTGGGACAAGGAAGATGGCAAGCTCGGCGACCCGGAGTGCCGCTACCACGTCCGTCGCATTCCCACCGTAGCCGCTGCCGCGATGCTCGGCGTGGATCCCGAGGAGCTTGCCGGCCAGTCGTCGAGCAACGGGAGCCTGATGGCCGGGGCCATCGGCGCGAGCCGCACCTTACAGAAGGTTCGCGTGATCGACGCCTACCAGCGCGGCCCGAACGGCAGGCACGTCATCGTGGTCGGCAACAAGCTGCACACGGACGAGGATTGGCACTACGACGGTATCCCGTTCATCACGGGCGTCTTCGACGAGAAGCATGTCGGCGTGAGCGGGCACAGTGTCGTGTCGCTGACCAGGGCGGCTCAGGTCGAGTTGAACGAGCAGCAAATCACCTTGCGCGAGGCACACCACCAGAGCGCGACTAAGATCATCCACACGAAGAAGGGCGAGAATGCGCCGACGGGCCTGAACAACGCCTACGTCGCGGTGGATGAGTACGTGAACACCGCTGCGACGGTCGAGACGCCGCCAGCGCTCCACCCAGAGGCGTACCAGTACACGCACGAGCTCGAAGGGCAGATGTCCGACACCATCGGCCTGTCCCCGAACACGATGCGCGGGCAGGGGCGCGCGGGAGTGACGGCGGCCGTGGCCATCCGCGAGGACACCGAGCTTCAGGCCGACCGGTTCGCGCTCCCGTCTCAGAACTGGGAGACGGACCGGGTCGAGACCGCGAAGTGGTGGTGGCGGCTGACCCGCGACCACGCGAAGAAGAACCCCGACGCCAAGCCGAAGTGGCGTGCCATCTCCCGCGGCGTGTGGAAGGAAATGGTCTTTGAGGACCTGACCGGCGAGTACGAGATCCGCGTGCTTCCGTCGTCGCTGTTCGGGCAGTCGCTCTCGGGCCAGTTCCAGAAGGCGGCCGACCTGATCAAAGAGGGGTGGCTGACCCGCGAGCAGGCCATGTCGGCGCTGAACGTGCCGGACATCTCGCCCATCACGGACCTGATCCTTTCCGAGCAGATGCTCCAAGAGAAGCTGGTCGACGACATCCTCGAGGACGAGCACTACGAGACGCCTGACGAGTACATGAACAAAGAGGCGCTGTTCACCTACGCGCGCGCGCGGTACTTCCTGGCGCTCCTCGACGACGCGTACAGCGAGGAGGCCATGAACATGTTGCGGCGGCTGCTGAACGCAACGAAGCCGCAGCCTGCGGCGCCACCTGCCGGACCGCCCGCGCCCGGTGGCCCCGGTGGAGGCGGTCCGCAGCTTCAGCCGCCGGTGCTGCCTGGCATCGCGCCGCCGACGTCCGCTGGTCCGACGCCGACCGGTGAGCCGCCCCAGGCGCCACCCGGACCAGCCCTGCCGCCGGTTCCAGGTGGACCAGGTGGGCCGCCCGTGCCGGGGATGGTGCAATGAGCGGCCCGCTGACCCACCGGCCATTCGCGGGCCTGGGATGGCGCGGGAAGAACTATCTGACGGAGCCTGAAGCCGCAGAGCAAGAAGCGGCCGGCGAGTATCCGGGGACCTGCGGCCTCTGCGGTGGCGACGGCCATCGACTTCAGCGCTGTTCTTTCGGAGATGTGCTGTGGCCTGTCCTGCACGACGAGCTTGACGAGTACGTCCCGCCTGGGCGCATCCGAGAACACCACGAAAGGATCTGACGAATGAGCAAAGGAGCCCGGTCGATGTCCGACAGCATCACGCAGACCGTCATGGCCGACCGTGCGAACGCTGTGGAGACGGTGAGGCCAGCTGCGCCAGCCGCGAAGCAGAAGCTGACCGCCGCGCCCCCCGGCTTCACCGACTCGGTCAAGGAGATCGCCTACGAGCCGCGCGAGGCCGACGCGTTCGGCGCCATCGACGTGGGCGACGTGGTGGTTGCCGGCGGCCCAACCGACAACGGCTCGAAGGCGGGTGACGTGGTCATCGAGGAAGAGCCGGCCGCGAAGCCCGAGGACATCACCGGCGACGACCCGGCGAAGGCCGACAAGGCCGGCGACGCGGACGACGAGGAGGCGACCTCCCCCGGCGGCGAAGAGGCGTCCGAAGCCAAGGCCGATGACGACAAGCCGGAGGCGGCCGCCGCGCCAGAAAAGCCACGCGCCGCCCAGCGCAGGGAGATGCTGGACGCGCTGAAGTACCAGGCCCGCAACCGGACGCTCGTGGACGAGGTGCAGCGCGCGCGCCAGGCGGCCGACCAGGCGACGAGGGAAGTGGCCCTGGCGAAACAGGAAGCCGCCGCCGCGGTCGAGAAGCTCAAGGGCGCCGACCTGGCCGAGCGGCTGAAGTTCCTGGGCATCGAGACCAAGGAAGAGCTGCTCGAGCTGGCCCTGACCGGCAAGATCACGCTCCCCGAGGTGCGCCCGGAGCCTAAGAAGCCCGAGGCGGACGACCGGGTGGCCGCCGTCGAGGCCGAGCTTCGCCAGTACCGCGGCCAGCAGATGATCCGCGACGCCGTTGCCGCCGCCGGCCTCTCGCCGCACTTCGACAAGATTTATGCCCGCGCCGCCGAAAAATGGGTTGCCGCCGGCCGCAAAGAGGGCGCCGAGATGGACTTCGTGAAGTACGCGATCGGTGTCGAGTCCTACGCGCAACTGTTCGCCAAGGAGCTGACCGAGAGCCAGGAGCTCGACATCCCGCTGTCCAGGGCCATCCCAGGGCGCCTCGAGGCCATCCGCGAGTCGGCGCTGATGATGTGGGAGCAGGCCGGGTTCAAGCCGGGCGAGCACGCCGCGTACCTGGCGAAGGCCGCCGACGCCGCCGAGGATCTCGCCCGAGAGCAGGAGGCGCCGAAGTTCCGTGCCGTGGGGCTCGAGCTCCCGCCGCGCGGCTCGAAGGCCGCCGCCAAGCCTGCCGTGGTCGTTCCGCCGCCGGTAGGCGCCAAGCCTGCCACCAAGGCACCCGCCAAGCCTGCCGCGCCGGTGGGCAAGCGCATCGCCGCGCGCGGCCCGGCGGTCGACGATGACGGACTCCCGCTCGACGGCGCCCAGCGTGACGCCATCATCAAGCGCGAGATGCAGAAGGCCGGGCACAAGGGCTGGGGCTCGACCTTCTGATCCTTGGAGGCCCTACAGGTCGTTGACGCGGCCGAGGGCGGCAATCGCCGTCCCCAGCGCGGCGATCAGTTGGTTGTGCCGATCCAGCGTCGGCACGAGCGGCGTTTTCATGTCCGGCGACGGGCCGCCGGGACCGGAGCCTTCGTGCAGGTAGTTCACCGCGTCCTGCCGGCGCTCACACTGCCACCTGAGGCGTTCGCTCAGCACGTTGATCACGTGCTGGATCGGCGGCGCGCCCATGTCGCTCGGCTTGTCCGGGTGCATCGAGCCGTCATAGGCGAGCCTGGCGACGCCGTGGAGCATGTTGGCGACCGCCGCGCCGAGCGTCTCTCCTGAGTAGACCACGCGGCGGTACGGCATCCACGCTTCGAACAACTCCTCAGGCCCGCCATCGCCGCCGCCGATTTTGTTCACGTAGAAGCGCAGTGAGTGGCGCTTGCCGTCGTGGTGAGTCTCGCCGTTGTACCCGAGGACGGCGCTCTGTGCTCTCTCGAACGATCCTGGCCCGAAATCACAGTGGTCAATGGCTCGTAGTTCGTGGCCGTCCATGACCGTGATGGGCTTGCCGGATTCCTTCTTCGCGTCCGTCTTCATCGCTGTCTCCTTTGCCTGGATGACCCGTGGGCTCCAGGTTGGTTGAGAGCCGATCGTGGCACGCGCGCGCCTGGACGGCAATGCGCTACACGTTCATTGCGCACTGAGCAACGTATAGCGCGCGCTGGTTCGTTACCGCGCTACACGTTAATCGCGCAACGCGCACATTGACGGCGCGCAGAATTTCATTCACCATCGTCTGCAAGAGCTGGCATTTCGAAGCGGCCCGCATGGCGAAACTCCTGGGCAGCGAGCTTGAAGCGCATTTGCGTTCGCTCGGTCCAGGAGGTTTCCCATGGCAGCTCCAGCGGCAACAATTGCCAATCTCTCCGCCGGTCTGAAACGGCGTTACAGCACCAAGTTCGTCAGCAAGATCGAATGGTCCAAGGGCGCCGCCGCGGCGATGGTGCCCAAGGTCGGCTGGTCCGGTCAGCCCACGTGGGCGATGCGGGTCGGCAACAACGGCGGTGGGTCCGCCGACTTCGCCACCGCGCAGACCAACGGTGGGGCCGAAATCACCAACATCGTTCAGCCGGTGATCTCGACGTACCAGCAGGACTACGGCGTAGCGACCATCGAGGGTCGCTTGATGGCTGCCGCGTCCGACAAGGAGGGCGCCCTCTACGACAAGATGGTGGCCCAGATCGACGGAATCATGGGCGGAACGATGCAGTCGTTCGCGACCAAGATCTACCGCTCTGGCTTCGGCGAGATGTCGCAGATCTCGACGTCGACCACGCTGGCCTCGACGTCGCTCGTCCTGAAGTACCCCGAGGACGCGGTGCTGTTCGAGATCGGGATGCGCATCCAGTTCTCGAGCGCCATCAGCGGCGCCACGCTCCGCAACACGGGCGGTACCACCGACCTGCGCATCACGGCGATCAACTACAACACCGGCACGCTGACCACGTCGGCGAACATCAGCTCCATCACCGGCGTCGCGACCGGCGACTACATCTTCCGCAAGGGAGATCGTCACGACTCGGCCTCGACGGTGCGCCAAGCCATCGTCGGCTTCGAGGGTCAGTTCAACATGACCGACGCCATTTTCGGGTACACGCGGTCGACGGACTCGCGTCTCCAGGGTGTGTCGATCGCGTCGACTGGCAAGACCGAAGAGGACGCCATCATCGATGGGCTCGCCGAGGTGGACCGCTACGGCGGTCAGGTCGATTGGGTGTTCATGAACCCGACCCGTCGGCGCAACCTGACCAAGCTGGCCATGGGTCGCTACCGGCCAACGACCGTCGCCAGCCCCATCCCGGGTGTCGGCGTGAAGGGGATCAACCTGATGGCGTCGAGCGGCGACTCCATCGACATCTTCAGCGACCCATTCTGCCCCGTGGATCGCATCTACGGCATCAGCAAGGAGTCGTTGCAGCTGTTCTGCGCTCGCACCTCGCAGATCCCGACGTTCCTCGACGACGACGGCAACACCGTTCTCCGTCTCGCGGCGGCCGACGGCATCGAGGGCCGCGTCGGGTACTACGCCGACCTCGGCTGCAACGCCCCAATCCACAACTTCTGCCTCACGTTCTGATCGAGGGGAGCTGAAGTCATGGCAACCGCAAGCAACATGATCCCACGGCCGCCGGCAGGCGTGGTGGGCGTCGTCGACGAGATGACGCTTTATCTTCGTCTCGTCACGACCACGAGCGGCACTCTCGACACCACGAACTCGTGGACGCCGGGCGGTGTCACCGTGGTCAAGACGGCGACGAAGACCGGCCGATACACCGTCACGCTCCCGACCGCTTTCGAGCGGCTCTTGACCGTGAATGCAACCATCGTCGGATCGACCGACGCCGCGATCGGAGCGAACACGAAGGGGCTCGACTTCTTCATTCGCAACGACAACGTGACCAGGACGGCCAATCTGGCCGGCTCGACTCAGGCGGGGACGGTCGATCTGCAGTTCGTGCAGACGTCCTACGCCGACGCCGAGTTGCCGGACGCCGCCGCGGCCATGGTCACGATCGTGGTCGCCCGCGGGAAGACCTTCTGATGCCGGCGGTCGCGATCATCACCCCGGCGGACATCACCAAGCGTGCCTCGGCACGCAATGGTGATGACGCCGCGGCCGAGAAGGACGATGGAGAGTCGGCGCCCGATCCTGGGAAAGCCAAGCGGATGGCCGCAGAAGACTTGGTGAAGGCACTCGGGCTGAATCCTGATGATGTGGACATGGAGGAGGTGAATTCGGCTCTCTCCGACCATCACGAGGCATGCATGGCCGAGTACGAGGCAAGCGAAGCCCCCGAGGAAGAGAAGACCGAGTCCGACGCCTGACAAACAACGATGGCCATCACCAGGGACCAGCTGCAAGCACGGGCCGAGGCCATCGCGGACCAGCCTGCGTCGACGAGCGACACGTTCGTTACGTCGACGCAGGCTGTGGAATTCGTCAACGACGGGATCCGGACGCTGTACAACGACGTCGTCGACATCGCGCCTGACTTCCGTGTTTCGTTTCAGACGCCGTTCACGCTGAGCGCGCCGACGTCGAACACCAACGCGCTACCGGCTGACTTTCGCAACGTGCGCGCGGTGAAGTCCGATCCGGGGACGACCTACGAAGATTTCTTGCCGATGTACGCGCTCCGGCAGGGGCGCATCGCCGGGCGGCGCAGCTACCGCGTTGCCGGCTCTCTGCTCTACATCGAGCCGGCGAATTGGTGCCAGGGGACTTACCAGCTGCTCTATGTGCCTCAGGCGCCGGTTCTGACACTGCCCGGGTCGACCCTCGACGTAGAGCTTGAGCAGTTCCAGGACGTCATCGTTCTGCACGCGGCGGTCATGATGCTCACCAAGAACGAATGGGACATCTCGGCCGTTGCCGCCCAGCTCGGCGCGGCCAAGGCGCGCGCGATGAAGTGGGCCGCCTCCCAGCGCTCGGCGGACCCGCCCAGCGTCGAGGACGTGCGGACGCGATCGCGCGTGAGGTGGCTTCGATGAACCTGAAGAAGCCCAACCTGGCACAGGTCAAGGATCCTGAGGATCTGCTGAGCCTGCTCGTCGATTACTACTCGGCGTTTGTCGAACTCGACGGCAACCGCAGCCCGTCGAAGCTGCCCGGTCTCAAGGCCATCACGGCGGCCACCATCGCCGCACTTCGGAAGACGCCCGGCGACGACTCGGGCGAGGCCGGTCCGCGCGTTGCGCTGCTGTCCGGCGGGTCGGCCGTGCTCGACGGGCTCGAGGGAGCCTTTGCCTGGAATTCGACGGCCACGGCACGCGACGACAGCCGGTACGTCATCAACCCGAACGGCTCGAAGCCTGGTCGATGGCAGCGAATGGTGTGGTCTGGGGTCAACCTCGCGCTGGCACTGTTCACGGCGACAACGGACGGCATCGTCCCGGCGAGCGGCGGCGGGACAGCGAATTTCCTCCGTGCTGACGGGAGTTGGGCGGCCCCGGCATCTGCGGGCCGGCTGCTTCGCTCTCCGAGGATCATCACCAGTGGCGCGTCGACGGCCTCCGCCGCGGGGTGCACGCTTGCGATTGCCGCGATCTGGGCCGGAGGCGGCCAGGGCGGCGGCAGTGCGGCGTCGATCGGTGACTGTGGGCACGGAGGTGCGGCAGGCGGGTTCGCCTACTTCGCCACGGCGACCATCCCGGCGAACTGGACGCATTCGATTGGCGCTGGCGGCTCGTCGGGTGGCACCGGCAGTCCGGGTGGCGCCGGAGCTGATACCACGTTCTCGGACGGCGTCACGACCGTTACTGCGAAGGGCGGACCCGGCGGCGGCCGGCTCGGTGCGAGCGGGAGCCCTGGAGCGGCAGCGGCCATCAGCTCCAACGGCACGCAGAACGGATCCAGCGCGCCGGGATCTCCGGCGGTCACGAGCCCCTCCGGCGTCCTCTATTCCGGCAGCGGCGGATCGTCATACTGGGGCGGCGCTGGCGTCGGCGTATCGAACGCTGCCGGCGCCGATCTCGACGGGACTTCGGCAATCGCTCGAGCATCTGGCGGCGGTGGGGCAATGGCCGGCGCTGGAATCACCGCGAAGACCGGCGGCCTCGGCGGGAACGGGATCATCCTCCTGTGGGAGTTCTCGTGACCTACCGGTTCGCGTCGGCCACGGCGCAGGCGGCTTCGATCCCGGCCAGCGTGTCGCGCGGGATTGGCTTCTGGAGGCGCTCCTTTGCCGCGTCGATGCAGTCGAGCACGCGGACGCGTCCGTGCATGGCTTCGGCCTGCCGTTGCTCATGGCGGAATGCCTGGAACCGCTCGTACCAGGCAGGAGCGCTCACGATGACGGCGCCAAGGATTCCGACGAGCGCCAGCGAAATCGCCACCGCCGCGGCGGCGAACGCGGCCTGCTTGGCCTTCGGGAACGGAGACGGCTTCTCTTCCACCGGACAGATTCTTGAACGTGTAGCGGGCGCCGGTCAAGCGGAGCACGCCGCATCGCTCCGGAGGGCCTCCTAATGGCACTCCGTCCCCAGCCAATTTCTTGGCCGTTGACCGGCGGCTTGGCTGGCGATTCCAACCCGCTGTCCGTGCAGCCGGGCTCGCACCTGCGCCTGGACGACGTGAAGCAGGAGCGCGCCGACGAGTGGCGTGCGCGCCAGGGATTTGACGCGGTCACGATGAGCCCGGGTCCAGTGATGGTCGGCGCCAAGGCCGACGGCGGCCTCGCTTACCTGGCCGACACGGACGGCGACGTGATGCGGTTCTACGACTCGGGAACGTCGACGACGTCGTACGGCGCGTCCCTACGCGATCGGCCGGCGAACTGGACGCGGTACTCGGTCAACTACCAGCGCTCCACGGGGGCGGCATCGTCGCTGGACGTCGCGGTGACGCCCACGGCGGTGGCTGTGAAGAACGCTTTCGTCTTCCCGCACGTTCTGACGTTCTTTCGCAAGTCGACGATGGAGCAGATCGCGCCTGCGGTCACGCTCCTGAGCACCACGAACTATGCGCGCGTCGCCGCGCTCGGGAGCCTGTTCGTCGTTGTCATGGGGTGCACCGACGGCACGACGCGGGCAGTGGTCTACGACTCGGCCGGAAACCAGCAGCGCAGCGACACCATCTCCGGGGCAGGTGGGCACGCTACGGTGTCGTGGGTCGACATCATGTATTACACGGGCTCGACGATCACGATCGTCGCCCGCACCGCCGCGAATCAGATCCGGTTCATCGAGTACAACCCTTCGACTGGGTCGACTGCGACGGCGAATCTGGTCATCGCGGTCACCTGCGATAACTGGTTGTCTCTGCTCTCTGAACCTGACGGCTCCGGAGTCAGATACATCGCCGTTTCGAACACGTCGCCGTCGACGCGCGTCCTGCGAGTAACGTCGGCTGGCGCAGTGACAACTGACGAGCAGGCCGAGGCAATCGCTTCGACGTCAATGGCAGGAGTGGCCTACACGAACGGGACCGAGTGGCAGATCGTCTACCAGACGGCCGGCGGTCCGAAGGCCTGCAAGAAGTCGGCGACCATCGGCGCGGCTGCATTCGTCGGCGGGGCTGCGCGCACCGATCTTGCGCTGAAGGGCAACGCCTGGCGGGAGCCGGGGACGGATCCGATGCGCGTGATCATGGGCA